GGACCGTCGCTCAACCGTTTTCCCGATCCACGCCTAGATCTCGGAAACCTCGTCATCAACGACATGCGGATGGGCGTAAAGGCAACAATGATGGACCAGTCGCTGCCGGCCGACGGTGCGGCGGTGAGATCCGCAACAGAAATCCTCGAGCGAGTGAAGCGTCTGGCGTCGGATCATCTCGGAGCTTATGGCCGCCTCATCAAGGAAGTCACAATTCCAGCGGTGAAGCGAGTGCTCGAGCTCGCCTATAACCGCGGCCTTATTCGCGCAGAGATACCGATCGACCAGCTGATCACCAAGGTCCGGATCAAATCGCCGCTTTCGATCGCACGCGAAGCCCAGCGTATCGAGAAGATCATCCAGTGGCTGCAGATGGTCCTGATGATCCTGCAGGATCGTGCCGGTCGCGTTGCTCATCTCGAAGATGCCCTCTCCGATATCGGCCGCCAGCTTGGCGTCCCAGCACAATACATCGTCACGAAAGAACAGCGCGAGGCGATGGACGAACAGGAACAGCAACAGATGCAAGCTGCCGCCGCCCTGGAAGCCGCGGCCGCAACAGCCGGAGCGACATAATGGACGTAAACTCCCTGCAGGATATCATTTCTTCAGCCGCAAAAGGCGGATGGGACTGGTTCGAGAAAGCAGACCCGGAGGTCAAAAGAGCGCTCGAGCTTAAGCAGGCCAAGGACGCCGACGATCAAAGAGCCGTTGCCCGCGCCTGGGCCCGCTTCGCCAGAAGCGCAGACGGCAAAAAAGCGCTCGAGCAGCTTTTCGACACGACTTTAAGGCGGACTGTCTTTTTCGCCTCGCTCGGCCTCGATCCGATGTCGATGGCCGTTTTTGGTGCGTTTCGCGAGGGCCAGAATGCCCTTGCATATGAGATTGCCCGGCAGATCGGCCTGGGCAATTCCGAGGCAGTCAAGCCTCGTGATATCTGAAAGGACGGCGTGAAATGTATGAGATCTACGCACAGCGCTGGCAGCGCTTTCTCGATGCGGGCGGCGGCGGTGGCGGTGGCGGCGGCAATGACGGCGGCGCTTGGTCCGCCCCGGAGGGCCTGCCTTCTGAGTTTTCCGGGGCTTCTGCCGACGAAGCCCTTGGGAAACTGCTCGGGGGGTACACCGACCTGAACACCCGATTTGGCGGCATGCGCGAAAAGCTGTCAAAAATGCCTTCAGCGCCGGAAAAAGCTGAGATGTACACATTTGAGCCGGCCGACAACCTCAAACCTTTTTTTGGTGACCTGTCCCAGGACAAGTATTTTGAGGCTGCCAAGTCCGCCGCCCACAAGCATGGTTTGAGCCAGGATCAGTTTTCCGGTTTCGTTTCTGACATCTATTCACCACTCGTCGAGCAAGGTCTCATCAGCGCTCCGTTCGACCCAGCCGCCGAGCTCAAATCCTTCTCTACCGCAACCGGGATGGACAACAAGGCCACCCATGAAGCCCTGACGGCGAACGAAACTTTTGCGAACGGTCTGACAGCCCAGCTGAAGGACGTCCCCGAAAGCATGAAAAATGACGTCGGCGCTTTGCTTGCCGGCCTCACGGACACCGCAGCTGGCAACGTGCTTCTCCGCGCACTGTCCGGCAGGCTTGCTGAAAATGGTATCAGGATCGGCGGCGAAGGCGGCCAGCAGGGTGACTTGACGGCCGACGACCTCAAGAAACTCGACGCGGATCCGCGTATCGATCCGCGTAACCGGGACCACAAAGATCCCAATCAGCGCTTCGACGAAGATCTTCGCAAGCGTTATGACGCGGCCTACCAGCGCCTGCACCCGAACCGGTAAAAGTTGACCGGACCGCCGCCGGCTTATCGTGAAGATCAGCACAGGGCGGACCTGCGAACCCCGCGGCCTCTCCGGCACTGACCGGACCCGCGGGCCTTCGTGGCCTCTCCATCCCCGGTGTTTCCCCAACATCATCGGAGAGATCGTCATATGACGCAAAATGCACCCAACTGGAACACCACCCAGTATGCCAACCGGGCGATGCATATTTACCAGCAGAAGGGCAACCGCCTGCGGCCCACTGTCACCCAGGCCATGCGCATCGAGAACAACGAAAAAGGCGTCTTCTGGCTTGCCGGAAAATCGAAGGCGAAAAAGATCGAACGCCGCGAGCGGAACCAGCCTTCGAATGCCGAACGCAAGAAGGTTGAAGTGCCGCTCGCGACCTGGAAGGCTTTCGACGTTGTCGAGGAATACGACGTCGACCGCATGAGCGTGGACGAGAAGGAGGTTGTTTACGAGAGCGGCGCCAACGCACTCGGCCGGGCAACCGATATCGAAATCTATCAGCAGATGGCCACAGCTGTGCCCAACGTGCCCGCCCCACTGGACTTCTCCGCCGGCGCTTTCAGTGCAGCAAATGCGCTTATGCTGTGCTCGCAGCTGCAGAACGATAAGGTTCCGTGGGACGGAAACGTGTACTGCGGCCTGCCTTCCCTGCAATGGAACCAGTTGTTGGCCAACAAGATCGTCAACTCTGCCGACCACGTCGGACCGGATTTGCCCTTTGTGAAAGCGACGGACACCCGGTTCTGGAACGGCGTCAACTGGTTCCTTTTCGTGGAAGAAGATCCGCTGGATCTTTACCCGGTGCCGGGAGCCAACAAGCAGGATCTGTTCATCTGGCATAAGTCCGCAATGGGCTGGGCGAACAACACCGAACTCAGCGTTATCGCCGATTGGGATAACTATGAAAACTGGTGGACGATCAACATGACCTCCAAGGGTGCAGCGTCGCCTATGCAGGAAGGTAAGGGCATCAAGCGCTTCACCACCTCGTCCAATACCGCGATCTCGATCGTCTGATGCGGATGGCGGCGTTCGCGCCGTCCTCCCCCGTCTCCATTATCAGCAAGGAACACCCCCATGGCTTTTGATAAGAAAGGTTTTCGGACGGTCGATTTCATGTTCAACCCGTCCGGCGCCGCTGGCGCCAATCTTGGCGTCCACAAGTACATAACCAACGACGACCGCGCCGCCGTAGAAACGGCAGGCTATTTCAACCCCCTCGCCAAGCTCCTGAAGGTCGGCGACCATATCGATATGTCCCTCGCCTTGGGTACTGCGCCGGTAAGGCGAAATTACATCGTCACCGCCAACACCGGCACTGTCGTCACCATCGCCGCCCAGAACATCGCAGCCTGATGTTTTGATGCAGCCCTGCCCTCGTCGGTTCACGCCCCGGCGAGGGTTTGGCATTTGAGGAGAGACTTTAATGGCCTTGCTGACGCCGATCGATATCATCAACACCTCATGCGCCCGCATAGGCGAAGAGCCGGTTCAGAGCCTGGCGGAGGATCTAGGAGGTGGCCAAAGTGCGTCACTCATCTATGATGAGACGGTCGATTTCAATCTTGGCCTTCAGCCATCCGGCTTCGCATTCGCGCGCGAGGTTCGTCAGCTTTCCCGATTGACGGACGCCACGCCGCTGACGGGTTACGATTACGTCTACGATATTCCTCAGCCTTACACTGGCCTACCGGTCTACCTCTCTGATGATGTCACGGATCCCGGGCGAAGATTCGATCGATTTATCCTGACCAACGGCCAGGTCCATTCCGACGCAGATCCTCTGTTCGCCATGGTGAAGTTCCGGCCGGATCCGCACAGGTGGACCGGCACGTTTCGAACTGCGACAATCACAGCGATCGCCGCCAAACTTGCCTATGCTCTGGCTTCAAATCGCGGCGCATATTCGGATTTCATGACCGAAGCCTATGGCACACCGACCGAAAACTTTCGTGGTGGGCAAATGCGTGCGGCGCTTTCCGAAGACGGGTTCGCGAACCCTCCTCGCCGCATACAGACACAATTCAATCCCCTCGACCAGGCATGGAGGTCGTAAATGGTTTCCGGTCCTGGACGGATGCAATCGGCATTCACTGCCGGCGAGCTCGCGGAGATCCTCGAGGAGCGCACCACTCTCAAATATTTCTCGACCGGCCTGAAGCACGCGGAGAACATAGTTGTGGCTCCCCAGGGCGGGTTTCGCCTGCGTGATGGTCTGCGCCTGGTTGGGGACTTGCCAGCGGACGCAGCACGCATTTTTGCATTTGATGCATCGAACGGCAGTTACTACGACCTCGTCTTCGCAAACGACACTTGCCGCGTTTGGAGTGCCACAGAACAAGTCGCCAGCATGACCATTGACGGTCTCGCGTCTCACATTCCCGAGCTTACGGCGGCTCAGCGGTTGGATACCATGCTCCTGTTTCATCAGGATCTTCAGTCCAAGCGCATCAGGCTTATGCCAAGTGGATGGGTTGTGGACGACGTTCCATTTGGTGCCCTTCCCAACTACGACTTCGGTGCTGTTTACAGCAACGGCATTCCAGCAGAATGGCGATTGGAGTTTGTTGGTCTGGAGACTGGCTCGACAATTTTTGTTCTAATCGTGTCTGGCCAGGAGACCCAGTCCATCGTTTACGATGCAAACATGACGGTCCTGATATCACACATCATCACGGCGCTCGCTAACCTTCCCAATGTCAATCCTGGGTTTTTCGTCGTAGCTCCTTCCGTCAACAAAATAGTGATCACTTTTTCTGGTACCGGAAACGAAGGTGATGGCTGGGCGGTCTCCGGCAGAGTAGTCAATAAGTCTGATGCAGCGGTTCTTTCGGTCCGGCAAACTCCAGGGGTAGCGCCGGGAGAGCCAATAGTATCGCATGAGCGAGGCTGGCCTCAATGCGGGTGCTTTTATAACCAGAGGCTTTTTATCGGCGGATTTAAATCTTTGCCGAATGCTTGGCTAACGTCGAAACAAGCGGACTATTTTAACTTTGACGAGCGCTTCAAGGAGGCGAACGGTTCCTTTCTCGCACCGATGGATATCGCGGGTGGGGAGCAGATAGAAGCGCTGGTCCCGTCACTCAATCTCCTGATATTCACCACCCAGGCAGAATATTGGATCGCCGAGCGCGCAATATCCAAAACGGAAGCTCCCAACCACGTGCAAGCGTCCAGAAATGGAATTAAACGTGGAGTACCTGTGGCCGAGAACGAGGGCGCATCGCTATGGTGCCATGCCAACGGCTCCACCATCGGCGAACTGAGATACACGGATCAAGAGGGGAATTTCGTTCCGACAAACATTTCATTGCTGGCGCCTCACCTCCTCCAGGACGTGAGTGACATGGCGGTCCGACGTGCAACCGCTGCTATGGACGGCAACGTTGGCTGCGTTATCAGGCAGGATGGAGGCGCGCGCTTGGTCACGCTTCTGCGCGAACAAGAAGTTACAGCTTTTGCCAGAATGACCGCAGACGGCGCTTTTAAAGCGGTCGCACGAAACGGTCGTAACGAGCTTTCCTTCATAATGGACCATCAGGGCTCACGCTCCTTGGAGCGAATGGAAAACGGGTTGCTGCTAGACGAAGCGATCGACTACACCTTTGCGTTACCAACGAGAAACGTAAACGGACTTTCTCGCTTCAACGGCCGGTCTGTCTGGGCCATTGGAGACAGAAATGTCTTCGGCCCTTTCGAGGTGGCGGCAGGAACCATCACTTTACCTGTTCCCGTTTCTCACGTTACGGTCGGGACCTGGCGGCCTCCGGTCGTTTCGACCCTGCCACCTCCCCGAGAAGTCGGCCCAAACACAGTCTTGAAACGGCGGGCAAGAATTCATACCGTCCATATATCTGTGATCGATACGACCAGCATGGCAATTTCGACCAATGGCGGAATGCTTCGGGAGGTGGATCTTCATCGCTGGGGTGTCAAGGCTGACGTTCCGGAACTTGACCAGGGCATCACGCGAACCATCAAAATTACAGGCCTGCGCGGATATTCCGATGCCCCCTTCTTGACGATCTCCCAGCTACGGCCCGGTAGACTGAACGTGCGCGCAATTACGGTAGAGGCTGCACTATAATGGAGATGCAGCCATGCAACTTGCCGTCGCGGCGATCGGGAAAGTTTTCGCAGGTCTAGGTTTATCCGGCACCGCCACGGGCGCCACGGCAGCCGCCGGCGCGGCAACAGGGGCAGCGACCGCCGGATCCGGCGCGCTCGCTGCGCTTCAGGGCTTTTCGACTGTCCTCAAAGTTCTCGGCACGATCGGGGCCGGCGCCGCTGCAGCGCGCGAAAGCAATGATCTTGCCGATCAAACCATGCTGCAAGAAGGCCAGGAGCAGCTGGCAGGCGAGCAGCGCAAAACCAAAATGTCTCGCGAGCTGGCGCGCGTTCTCGGAAACAATGACGTCGCTTATGCTGCAGCGGGTATCGATCTTACGCAGGGGGTTGCCGCGGAGAATGCCGCCAGCGCCAAGCAACGTGCGGCCGATGAGATCTCGATCGACCAGCAGGACACCGAGTTCCGGCGCTCCCTTTTCCGCATGCGCGCCCAAAACCTTAGATCGAAAGCAAAATCTCAGAAGGGCGGTGCTTTGCTGACCGCAATGGGTGACGTCGCCGGTTACGGTATCGGCTTGGCGGAGATGGGCTGATGGCAAACAGACAGACTCGCAATCCGGGCCAACTCGCCCGTTTCGACATGAGCGCGGGGATCGGCGACGCGCCTAGCTTCGCGGTCAATACCGGCCAGGCTGCCGAGGCACTGGCGAACGTCGCCGGCAGCTTATCTGATACGCTCGGTAAAATGGCAGCACGTGCGGCACAGAGAGAGGGCGAGATAGCGGGCCTGACGGCCGGACAGGATGCTGGAGGATCTTACCTGCAGCAAACCCAGGCGAATGGCGTTGCTGCAGGCGTGGCTGGTACCGGACCGTGGCACGAGCAGGCAAAAGCTCTCCTCAGGAAAGAGGAAGGATTTAGGGAAACCCCTTACTGGGATGTGAACGCTCACCGCGTAGGTTATGGCTCCGACACGACTGTCACCGCCGACGGCAAGGTGGTGAAAGTCACGCAGGGAATGAAGATTACCCGCGACGACGCGGAGCGCGACCTTGACTACCGTCTGACGAAACGCGAGGGCTTCCAGGTTCAGAAGCAGCTGGGCGACACCTGGAACAAGCTACCTGAGGGCGCAAAGGCCGCACTTGCGTCAGTGGGCTATAACTACGGCTCATTGCCGAAAGAGGTGGTCGCCGCCGCGAAAACCGGCAATCTCGAAATGCTGTCATCTGCCGTAGCAGGATTGAGTTCCAACAAGGCGCGGCGCCAGCGAGAGGCGGCGATGATCCTGGCAAAAAGTCCCACCTCTACCGCTGCCGAGCCAGATGGCAAACCTACTGGCCTGCTTGAAAAGGGCAACATAGACCTTACGAAAAGACCTGTCGTAAAAAACTCAGACGGTACCATAAGCACGGTACGCTCCCTGTCTTTCGAGGAGGATGGGCGTGAGGTCCTCATCCCAACGGTATCCGAAGACGGCAAGGTCATGTCAGACGACGCCGCCGTGGCCGCGTACAGGAAGTCGGGAAAACACCTCGGCAAATTCGACACAGCAAAAAATGCAACGACTTTTGCGGAAAATCTTCACGGTGCACAGTCACGGTTTTATCAGCAGGCAGGTGTTGAGCCGCAACTCTCCACTGCTCCGCTTGCATTGCGTAGAGACGGCACTATTCGCGGAGAAGCCTTTGACAACGCCGCACTCTCCGCCTGGGGCTGGCGAATGCAGGAGGGTGTTTCGAACGACCTGTACGCCGCCCAGCAGCAACATGAGGAAGATCCGGCAGGGTACGCTGCAGCTGCGCAGGAGATCCGGAAAAAATATGTTGCCGAGTTGCCTGCGGATCCGAAGGTCCGCGAAATGTTCGACAAGAGCTTCGCGAACCAGAACCAGGCGTATGTCCGCAATATCAACGCGAAGTATGAAACCAAGCTGCGCGGTGAGCAGCTTGCCTCGTTTTCTTCAGGCTATAGTTCGCGGCTGGTCGATCTCGAGCGCCAGGCGCAGGTTCTCGGCGCCAACCCTGAAGGCGATGCTATCATCGCAGAACAGACGACCAGCTTTCAGCGATCGATCGACGGCGCCGTCGCGCAAGGTATCCTCACGCCGGCGCAAGCCGAGAAATACAAGATCGATGTAGCCACGACATCGGCGCGTGGTCGTATACAGGGCGTCTATGATGCGCTGCCCACGCCGGAACAGAAAGAGGCCTTCGCCACCGATCTTCTGAACGATTGGAAGGAACAGAAAGGCCCCCTTGCCGCCCTGCCCTACGACACCGTCAAAGGCATTTCCAACACCCTGTTCAATGATGCGCGCGAACAGATCAACCGTCGCACTGCCTCCAATAAGGCCGAGAAAGTGCGCATCGATGCGTTGATCGAGGACGACGTCGCCAGCATCGCCGCCACGGGCAAAGGCCTAGACCCATCGTCTTCAGGCCTCGATCCGGCAAAGGTTGGTGAGATCGTCGGACCGGAGGGCATGCAGAAATGGCGGCTTGGTCAGGACCGCGCCAACCGCATTTACGCCGCGACCAATGGAATGGAGGTGCAGAGCACGTCGGATCTCAACCAGCGTCTGACGCTGATGAAGCCCGAAGCCGGCAAGCCAGGCTACGCGGACGAGCTCGAGATTTACGAGGCCGCCCGAAAACGCGCCCAGGACGTGCTGAAGGAAAGACAGACAGATCCTCTCGGCCAGGCAGCACGCGGTGGCGCGATTGACGTTCAGCCGATCGATGCGAACTCGGCCGAGGAACTTTCACGGACGCTGACGCTTCGAAAGACACAACGCGACCAGGTTGCCGGTCTGTATCAGCAGCAGGTTCCTGTTTTCCGTCCTGGTGAAAAGGAGGCACTTTCTGCGGCAATATTGCGCCGACCGGAGATGCTGCCGGCATTCGCAATATCCATTCAGCAGGCCTTCGGCAACGAGGCGCCGCGAGTGCTTTCCGAGATCAGCGAAGACGGTCCGATCATCGCCCATGCTGCCGGCCTCTCGCTTGCCTCCGGCGATACCTCGATCGCTAACGATGTTGCCGACACCTTGGCCAACAAACGTGAAAAGGTCTACACCGCCAAAATGCCTGCGCAGGGCGACATGTCGAATTTCGCCAACGGCGAGATCGCCGGCGCCATGTATGCGGATCCGCGCACGCAATCTGCGATCGTGCAGACCGCCTCCATTCTCTTCGAGCAAATGGCAAACCAGCATGGCTTCGATGCCACTGATCTCAAGACAGAGGGATCGATTGCCCGCGCGGCGTTTGCCCGCGCGATCGACCGCGCCGCCGGCGCCCGCACGATTGGCGACAAAACCTTTGGTGGCCTGGCGGAGGTGAACGGCGCCCGTATCATCGTCCCATCAGATATGGAAAAAGAGCGCCCCGCCAGACTTTTAGCCGGCCTCAGTCAGGCGCAGATGGAAAAGCTGCCGCCGATCGATAGCAGTAATGAGTTCAAGATCCCGATCGAGAAGGTGAGGCAAGCCAAACTCGTCTCGGTGGGCGACGGCCTCTATCGCGTCGCGCTGAACGATCCGCTCAGCGATGATCCCAAATATCTCCGCGGCGCCGGCGGCACGTTCTGGACTTTGAACATCCGTCAACTTGACGAGGTGTCCAAAACCACACGCTCAGCTGATGAGGATCTCGATCTTACACCGTGGACCCCGCTATGAGTTTCTGGTTCTCCCCAATCCGCGATGATGCCCCCGCTTCCTGGGCAGACGGTCAATCGACGCTCGGCGAGATCCTTTCGGCCGGCACAGAACAAATGCGCCTCGTCGACAACACGACGGCGAAGGCCGAGGCCTACACACGCGCTTATGATGAGCGGATCCGCGCGATCCGCGATGCAACCGGCGAGACCTTCGAAAACCCGATGAATGTTAGCGTTGCCCGGGACGAACCGGCGCAACGTTTCGATCCGCAACGCGGCATCATCAGCGATACCGAGCGCACGGCCGTCAAGATGCAGGAGGCCGTGGATCGTTTTAATGTCTGGCTTTCCGACGTCGAGAAACGCCACCCCGATCGTGCCACCATCATCCGTGCCGGCGTGCCCGTCGAGCGTGACGCCGAGGCCCTTGCGAAAAATGCTGACGAACGCCTGGCGAAAGCCATGGCCGCCCACGACGGTATAGGCAAGTGGGTGGCCGCAATCACCGGCGGCGTCATCGGTTCCGGTTACGACCCTATTCAGGTCATGACGATGTTTGCCGGCGGTGGGCCAGGCGGTGCACGCACGATCGGCGGTCGCATTCTGTCCACGGCTTTGAAGGAAGCAGCCGTTAACGGTTTCGTGGAAGCCGCCCTTCAGCCGCAGGTTCAGTCCTGGCGTAAAGAGATCGGTATCGAAAACGGTCTGAACGAAGCGCTGAAGAATGTCGCCTTCGCCGCAACAGTCGGCGGCGTTCTCGGAGGTGGCGTCCAGGCAGGCGGCGAAGCCATCGGCCGCATGTTGCGTCCCCGCGAGGTCGAGCAGGTCGCTGAAGCTGTTGCCGCGTTGCCGGCAACGCGGCCGGAGATCCGCGAGGCCTTTTCCGGCAATCCGATCCATGCCAGCGAAATCGCCGCACCAATTCGCAACGCTATGCCGGCCGAGGCCCGCGGTGCGATCGACGCCATCAGTTCCTTGCGTGCGATCGACGATATGCGACCGGCGGCCGCCACTATCGAGACCCATGATGTTGCCATCAGCCAGGCTGTGCGGGCCGCCCAGACGAACACACCGTTTTCTTTTGAGCCGGATCCTGAGCAGGTGCGCCGCATTGTTGACCAGCTGGTACCGGAAAGTGTCACCAGCAAAACCGCAGGTTCGGATACACTTGCGCAATTTCTCATGCGCACTGGCGGTGTGCAGGATTTCAGGGGCGAGTTGCGCGCGCTTGGTCTTGAAAACGTCAGCGAACGTTTCGTTGGCCGCCTCGTCCGTGAAAACGGTCTGCCGCTCGACGAGGCGCGCAGAGCAGCTGCAGAGGCTGGTTATTTCGATCATCGCTACGGCACGCCCGATGAAGCGATGGAGAAAAGTACCATCCGCGATTTTCTCGATGAACTGGACACGGGATCCCGTGAAACCGCCCGCGCCATCGATGACGGTGGCCGCGCCTATGCTGATGGCCTGGTGAGTGATCTTGTTGCTCGTGCTGGCCCGGCCGTCGATGATAAATTGATACTGAAGGCGGCCGAGTTATCGAACGCCGAGAACATTGCGCCGGCGGAAGCGCTCGATCGTGTTTTGATCGACGCGGACCAGGCAGCACAGGCCGCTACGAAAATCCCGGTGGCACCGGAGCGTATTGACATCGACGACATGCGCGGCGGCCTCGATGATCCGGGCCGCGCGATCGAGGACACATTTTTCACCGATGAAGATCTCGCAGATCTTCCAGATGATTTCGATATTCCCTTCTTTGATGACGGCCGCTCCGTCACGCCCGAGGGGATCAAGGAAGAGCTCGAGCGTCTCGATTGGCTCTCGACCGTAGTGGAGGCCTGCCGGACATGAGCTTCAAGGATTGCATGAGCACAGCCGTTGAAGGAGGCGAAGTTTCGAAAGAGGACGCCGCGCGCCTCACCCGCGAATTCGATCGAATGCGTCAGAAATTTGCTGCAAACAGCGAAGTGACAGCTGACGCGGAGGCGAAGAAAGCGCTGGCGGAACTGCTGAAGGCCGAAAGCGCCCATCAGAAACGCAAGGCGAAACTCTCTCTTTCGTCGATCAAGCGGATTGCGGCGGACATCAACAGCTACAAAAATCCGCGCGGCGAACATGATGTTGGTGCTGCAGCGCTAGACCTCCTCGAGCATTTTGGCACCGCGCCGTTCGACAGTGTCGAAGGTCGGCGCAAGGCGATCGTGGGCATGGCTCATGCGCGGATGGACGAGGTCCTCTCCCATTTCAAGCGTTCCGCCCTCCTGGGAGACGTTGGCCGGCACAACAAGGCTCAGCTGGACGAGGTGGTGCGGGAAGCCTTCGGCGAGAGCTCGGGTAATCCCTCATCCAAACAATTCGCCAAGGTCTGGGAAGATACCCACGAGTGGTTGCGCCGGCGATTTAACGCCGCCGGCGGCGCGATCGGCAAGCTCGAGCGCTGGGGATTGCCGCAGCACCATGATGCCCGCGCCTTGCGCAAGATGGGTCTTGACCAGTGGAAAGCGGATATTCGCCCCCTCCTCGATGTCAGCCGCATGAAAAATCCCTTGACCAGTCAGCCGATCGACGCGGGCGAGCTCGACGACATTCTCGATGGCATCTGGACCAACATTGCGACGGAAGGCTGGTCGAAGAGGGAACCGTTGCGCCAGGCCTTCGGAAAGGGCGCGCTTGCCAACCAGCGCGCCGAACACCGTTTCCTGATTTTCCGCGACGCTGATAGCTGGCTTCGGTACCAGCGTGACTATGGCGGCGGCGGTGATGCGTTTGCCGCGATGATGGGTCACATCAACATGATGGCGAAGGATATCGCCGCAATGGAGGTTCTCGGCCCCAATCCGAACGGCACCATCGAATGGCTGAAACAGGCCGTTCAGAAACAGGCGATGGAAAAGGTAGCAGGCCGGCCGAGCCGCTTTGCTGGAAAATCGGAACGGGCGATCGACGGTGCTCAAGCCGCCAACAAGAAGATAGACGCGGTTTGGGGCTCCATCAGAGGAACACTCGAAACACCCGTCAATGGTCGCTGGGCTTCAGGCATGGCCGCGACCCGCAGCCTGATCACCGCAAGCGTTCTCGGATCTGCCGCGCTGTCTTCCGTTTCCGATATCGGTACGAGCATGATGGCCAGACAGTTCGTCGGCATCGGCGCGCGCGGTGCATTCGCCGACCTGGTCAAGGCCGCCGGCACACAGACCAGGCGCGAAGCAGTCGCTTCCGGTCTCATCCTCGAGGAGGCCATGCACGTCTTCCATGCCCAGGCCCGGTATGTTGGTACGATTGACGGCCGCGGATGGTCCGGATTTCTTGCCGATCGGGTTTTGACCCTTTCCGGGCTCACGCCCTGGAGCCAGGCCGGCCGTCACGCCTTCGGCCTCGCCTTCATGCGAACCGCTGCAGAAAACGCCGGCAAGCCCTTTACCTCGCTGCCGCCGGCTTTCCGTGACGTGATGTCCCGCTACGGGATCCGCGAGATCGATTGGGACAAGATGCGCAAGATGCCGATGCACGACATGGGCAGCGGCACAATGATCATGCGGCCGAACGAAATTGCCGAGCGCGTGGACGAGCGCCTGGCAGAGCGTTACCTCTCGATGATCCAGGCCGAAACCGAATATGCCATTCCCTCCGGATCTGCCCGATCGAAAGTCATGCTGGTTGATGAAAACCGCCCAGGCACCTTCATCGGCGAAGTGGTACGAAGCTTCGCCCAGTTCAAAAGCTTCGGCGCCGTCTTTCTGCTCTTGCACGGCCGGCGTGTTCATGGCCTCCTGACGGGTGGCCAGACGGCAAAGGGCGCCGCATATGCAGGTTCGCTTCTTATCTCTACAACGCTTTTCGGGGGTATGGCCCTTCAGCTGAAGTCCCTCGCCAGCGGCCGCGACCCTCAGGATATGAAAAGCGGAGCATTCTGGGGCGCGGCGCTCCTGCAGGGCGGTGGCCTGGGCATTTATGGCGACTTCCTGTTTTCCAACATCAATCGTTACGGGGGCGGATTTTCCACCACGTTCGGCGGTCCGCTTATGCAACGCGCCAACGACGCATGGAACCTCACGGCCGGCAATGTCGCCCAGCTGGCGAGCGGCGAAAAAACCCATTTCGGCCGCGAGCTCGTGAAGTTCATGAAAGGCAACACTCCAGGATCCACGATTTGGTACACGAAACTTGCCTGGGAGCGGATTGTCTGGGACCAGCTACAATACCTGATGGATCCAGAGGCCAACAAGGCATTCAAGCAGCGTCAGCGCTTTTTCGATAAGGAATTTGGCCAGGGTTTCTGGTGGCGCCCTGGGCAGGCTATCCCTGATCGGGCTCCGGATCTGCCGGCGGCACTCGGCGCAAGTTGACCCTACCTCACTTATGAAATGATGGCCCATCGAACCTAGGGGCCATTTCATGAGCAGTGTTTTCCCAATCATCGACGACCCCCGATATCGTCGCTACACGGCAAGCGCTGGTCAGAAAACCTTCAGCATTCCTTTCCCCTTCCAGCAAGGTGAGGACATAAAAATCCTTCGGCAGCTTTCTGCCGGGGTTTACGAAACAGTGTCGTCTCCAGAATACACAATCAGTGGTGCAAACGAGCCGGAAGGCGGGACGCTGGTTTTTAACACCGGCCGATCGGCGGGCGACATCATCCTGATTTTGGGAGACGCGATCCTCGATCGCATGACCTCGATCGTCCGAGACGGAAAGTTCTCGAGCGGTCTCATGGAAGGCGAGCTCGATCGCATTCGCATTATCGAGCAGGAATTCCGGAGAGACGCCGGCCGTTCACTCAAAGTCGACTACGGTTCAAACCCGTTTACTGTGGCGGGGG